ATCGGACGAGTTTGCCAATCCAAATGTTTGGTTGAGAATGGTGGTTGAGAATGAATTAGAAATAAGAAAAGTTCTAGCAAAAGTAAGAGCTATTCCAATATCAGTGACTTATGATTTGACAATTACCTTATCCAACGAGATTGATACTTTCAAATGTAGTCAAGCTATTATGGATACTTTGTGGATTTATAAGTTTATGTATTTTGAACACAACTTTATGAATATAGATGCTGTTATTCTAATGCCCGATACAAATCAAATTGAAATGGCGAGAGAAAAGAATTTAACAAGTGATAACAATATCACACTAAAAGCTTCTTTCACAGTTGAGACTTACTACCCAGCGTTTAGAAAAGATAGAATTAGTGCTACCGGATATCCTACATCATACGGTGATAATATTGATGGTGACTTAAACACATATCCAATAGATGGTGGATTCTCAAATTTATTTAGTCAACCACCATACGGAAACACGGATGGAAATAACTTTCCTAATAGATTTGGACCACCTGGATATCCACAACCTTTTCCACCTTTTGGACCAAATATTGGAGGAACCGAGCAAGTTGTAATAACAGGAACAGGAATTAATACAGGACCGGTAGGACCGGTAGTACCAGGAGGCGGAACTGGATCCGGAATTAACACTGGATCGATAGGAGTAACCGGTAGTTGGTATCCAGGTGGTAATCCAGCAGGTAATGGAGTTGCACAGACAGTAGTTAATGGTCAATATACAAGTGATCCTGATTACTTTATGACTAATCCAAGAAGAACAAGATGGTTTAGTAATATACTGAGAGCTAGAGAAAGATCGGCATCTGGAACTGGTAATCCAAATGCTGGAAATCCTAATCCATCGAATAACGGAAACCCAAGTAATTAAAAATAAAAATGGTAAAAAAACACTTTTTAGCATTAATATATAGTTTAAATAAAAAAAAATATTTTAAAATATGAAGAATCTTAAACTCGAATTGTTTAACTTCAAAAAAGACCTCTCCCTTGATCAAGAAGAGATCTCTGTAATCATAGAAGGACACATGAATGCTTGTAATGAGCACTCTGAAAAGACTATAATCAACTCATTAAATGAGAGATTAAAACCTTTTACATATGATAAAGAAGTAAAGAAATTAATTGAAAGCCTTAATGATGATATGAGCAACTATGAGCTTTTATATGAATTAAAAAATTTATATAATGTATTAAACTCACAAAATCAAGGTGAATTATACAGACAACCAATTAATGTTGTTTTACAAACAATTAGCTTGGATACAGATCAAGACAGAATGGCTAAGATTCTTAATGAATTAGCTATTTATGATTGGGTACCTGAAGTTAAATTATTTGTACATAACTTAACATCATCTCCAGAGAAAAGATCTAATCTTTTAAGTGGTGGAAAAGGTGAACCAATTTTTACTATCGTTGAACAAGTTGAGGATGGTCATATTGCACTTGTTAAAGATTCTTGGTTTTTATTAACAGAGAATTCAATTGAAAAAACATTATTAGAAAATAATATTAAAGATGATGAATCATTAAGAACTCTTAGAACTTTAGAAACAGCTATGAAATATGCTACTATTTCTGAGGATAGAGTTAACTTTAGAATCTCTGAATATTTAACATTAGGTTTATCAGTAAATGGTAAAGGTGGTATTTATATCAATGATGATGAGATGAATGAAGAAACTACATTAGAAAGTTTATTCTCTTCTCCTATCGTTCCTATAGTTAACAAAAACTTTTATCCGGTTTTATTAGAAGTATCTAAAAACTTAGATAAATTTGTTGAGTTAGATGTTGTTAAAAGAGTACAAAACTTAATTAATCCTTATTTAGAGTGTTTCGCATTCAACTATAAAAACAGCACATTCTTATACAGATGTGATGAAAGATATGGTAACTCATTCTTCAAATACGAATCAGCTATTGAATTAGTAAATGAGGTAAGAAATGAACTTAACTATGATTTAACTTATTTTTATGAAAATAAATTAGGTAAAGAAATAGTTGTTAAAAGAAAACTTGAAGATAAAGAAAGAGAAATCACTTTGAAACTTGAAGATGTTCAATTTAACATTGAAAAAGTTAAAGGTTCTATCCAAATGATTGGTGAATCAGCAGTATTATCAACAGCTCTTAAAAACTTAGAAAAAAGAAGAAGTAATCTTGATGGTGAGTTATACGCAGTTAAAGAACTTCAATATAAAGAAAGAGTTAAACTTTAATTTTAATTAGATATTAAAAATCCTCAAAGAAATTTGAGGATTTTTTATTTTTAAAACTTTTTTAGTTAATTAATATATAACATGAAAGCATTCCAAAAAAGAGTTCAGTCTCTTACAAAAAATAAATGCTAAATTAATGTATTTTTTATATAATCTTATTGATCCAATAACAAATGACATAAAATATGTTGGTTATACTAAAAATCCAAAAAGAAGAATCTGGGAGCATATTAGAGATGCTAAAAAGGGTATAAAAACTTATAAATGCGAATGGATTAGGTCTCTTTTAGATAAGAAAAATATCCCTATAATGGAAATAATTTCTGAGTATGAAAGTCATAATGAGATTGTAGATGAGGAAATGAAACTTATTCAAGAATTTAGGAATATTGGATACAAGTTAACAAACCTAACAGAAGGTGGTGATGGTCAGAAAGGTGGTAAACTAAAAAAGGATCATCCATTTTTCAATTATAATACTGGTAGGTCAATGTCTGATGAGTCTAAATTAAAATTATCAGAATCTAGAAAAGGTATAATCTTTACAGAAGAACATAAAACCAAATTATCAAATTCAAAAATCGGCAAAAAAAGAAGTGATTCTTCAAAAATAAAACAATCCATATCTAGATCAAATATGATTGAAGTTGTTTGTTTAAATGGAGAAACTATTATTTTTAACAGTGTTATTGATGCTGTTAAATTTACTGGTGTTAATTCAAATCAAATTAATAAATTAATAAATGAAAATAGAAAGTCAAGAAAAGGATTTCTATTTAGAAAAATAAAAACAAAATATGTACCTCAATAATAAAGATTTATATGTAGAAGTAATAGTATCTAAAGCACAAGGAAAACTAACAAGAAACGCAGAAAAAATGTTAGAGCTACTAGCTAAAAAGACGATAAAAAAAATGAGATATTGGTCTAACGATGATAAGTTAGATTGTTACCAATCAGGATTATTAGATATGTTCCAAAACTGGTATAATTTCAACGAAGATAAATCTGTTAACGCATTCGCATACTTTACAGAAGTATTTAAGAGAGGTATAGCAAAAGGTTATAACGAACTTTATAAGAAAAAAGGTGATAACGACCACTTAATTAAATTAATCTCAATTGAAGGATCAAATGACGGAATGGGACTCCACTCACTCTAATATCAATCTTAAAACATTTGATATAGTTATGACACCATCATTTGGTTCTAGCATACCAATCAAGTCTCGTTTCTCTTCTAAACAAAAAAGACGAAAGGAAAAAATTAAAAACATATTTAAAATAAAAAAACCACTCAAATGAGTGGTTTTTCTTTTATCATTAATTTATAATTCAGATTCTACTTCAGAATAAACTGTTTCTAACATTTTAAGTGAAACTAAATAAGGATCACAGTTAGAAGCCGGTCTTCTATCCTCAAAATAACCTTTGCCTTCAATAATCGCTTGTGCTGGTATTCTAATAGAAGTATCTCTTGTACTATATCCAAATGAGAAGTCGTGAATACTTGATGTTTCATGTTCTCCGGTCATTCTTTGGTCATTACCAAGCCCATAAACAGAAATATGTTCATTATGTCTTTCTTTTAACTTTTCCATAGTTTCTTCAATAAGTTTAAGACCACCTTCTTCTCTCATTTCTTTAGTTGAGAAGTTAGCGTGACAACCAGAACCATTCCAATCTCCTTTTAATGGTTTAGGGTGTAAAGAAACATTAACATTATATTTCTCAGCAACTCTTTGTAATAAATATCTAGAAATCCATAATTGATCAGAACCATTTAATGATTTAACAGGACCAATTTGATATTCCCATTGACCCAACATTACTTCAGCGTTTATACCGGATATATCCAATCCAATTTCAATACACATATTCATGTGTTCTTCAACGATATCTCTACCAGTAACAGTATCAGCTCCAATACCACAATAGTAATCTCCTTGAGGTCTTGGTGATAAACCATTTTGTTCAAATATTTCAGGTGTAAAACCTAAAGGAATTCCAATTCCATCACCAAAAGGTCTTAACGGTTTATGAGTTAAAGTATATTCTTGTTCCCATCCAAACCAAGGTAGTTCAGACTTATCCATATCTTCAGTAATTGATAATTCATTTATTTTTTGTAAAAGTGCTCTTCTATGATTACTTTCATGTACTGATCCATCTGGGTTTAAAACCTCACAAAAAACTAATCTATCATTCTCACCTCTAAAAGGATCTCTTGCTACAAAAACAGGTTTCAATAAACAATCTGTATTTTTTCCTTTTCCGGATTTAGCTTGTTTAGTTGAGCTACCATCAAAAGACCATACTGGATAATCTTCTGGTGACATAGTGTCCACATTTTGAATTTTTGTTTTACTTCTTAGTTGTTGAGGTTGTGACCCATCTAGCCAAATATACTCTAATTTCATCATAATAGTTTTTTTTATTTTATATCATTTATCAAACTTTGTTTATTATCAATTATATATTTATTAAATTTTTTAATATGAATAAAGCTATTTTACAGATTTGGGAAGAATCAAGTATCGATAATAACATTTTACCGGTTGGTGGAACATTACATATAGATATTAAAGAAAGAAATAAGTATGTTAATAAAATGTACGAAGGAAGAGACTTAAATCAAATTCCAAATAACTATGAGAGAATATCAGGTAGTGAAGTAGAAGTTTTAATAAACGATTCTATATTTAATATACTTTTACAGAAAAAGACTGTTAGATTAGAAGAATATGAACTAAATAATTTAGTAAATATGAACGAAATCATTGCAGAAAATGATTAATATAGTAATATACACTTTATCAATACTTTTCATATGGAGTAATATCTATTATGTCCTAAATTATGAAAGATTGGATAAAAGATTTGCTGAAAGAGATAGAAACTCAAAAGTAGATTTAGTTTATTATATAACAAGAGTTCTCTTCTGGATATGGATAGTAGTTGGATTATTTACTCCTATGAAATATATATTTATGATGATGATGGGAATAGGATTAATAAGAATTCCAATGTATCACATAAGTAAAAAGTTAACTTCAGTTTGGTATAGATTGACACCACCATTCTATATAATATTAATGGTTCAAATTTTAATTGAAATATTTAGATATTAAATTTGTTTAGATGTTGTTCTGTTATAATTATAAACTCATATCCTTTTTTATTACACCAATTAATCATAGTTTCCCATTTGTTCTTATTCTTATAAGCCATTTTCAAATCATACTCGAAACTTTTTAGTTTTTTAGCTCCTTTTTCAGGAACACTTAACTTACCTTCATTAAGAGCAATGACCATATTATATTCTTTCATTGGTTTAACTTCAACAACTATCTGTTTTAGAGTACCATCACTTAATCTCATTTCATAATAAAAGTCAGGATAGTAACAATGTTCTTTTATTTTTGAGTCACCATTATTGAAATGTGTCATTTGATAAGGAATTCTTAAACATTCAGCTCCCCATTTTGTGATTGTTGGATTATAATCCAACCAGTGCATTATTTTCTTTTCCCAAGAACTTCTAAAATAAACACCACCTTGTGTATTTAATTTTATAACCTTATCTTTATTCTTGGGAATATAGTTTCCTTGGTTATAATTTTTATTGTTAGGTTTAGAATTTAACATAGAGTTTTTTATTTTTTTTATATATAAATAAAAGTCAAATCTATGGGAGAATTAATCGAAAGAGTTAAACTAAATCTTTTAGTATATGGTAATGGAATTGTAGAAAACTTCCAGAATAACTCATTATACTTTTATGATAAATATCAAAAATCCGACGATGAAGTAAAAAATACAAAAGTATCAAGTATTTATCCAGGTGGATTTTATTTCTTTCATTACAAAGATGATTCAAATTGGATGAAATGGTCACCTGTATTTATTGCTAGTTATAAAAAGTTTTCTAATCAGATAGTATTCTTTGCTGTTAATTTTAATTTTATACCATTAGAAGTAAGAGCAATGATATTTGATAAATTTATCAAAGAAGAAGATTTTACAAAAGATAAGTTATTAAAGGTGACTTATGAGGGAATGTATGATGAATTAAAAAGATTAGGATTTGAATATGCTTTAATGGAATTCAACTCTATTCAATTAGTAGCTGCTCATAAAATTAAATTAGATGCAATTCCTAGATTTCTTTATTCACAACACCCAAAGAACGTATATGATCCTAAAAAGTTAATACAAATATGGCAAGCTAAAATAGAAACTAAGGATCAAAGACACAAAGAATTGATGATGTCTTCAATAGATGAGTTTTATGATATTAATAAAGAAATATCAGAAAAGTATAGTGTTCTTAGTGATCACGTTAAAAGAATAAAGAAAAGTTTTACAAAATATGGTAAATAATAAATAATATATACACTATGAAAAATATTAAAAAGTTTAACGAATCTTGGTTTTCTAAAAAAGATAAAACTAAAGAAACATCAGATATAACACCTAGAGGTGTTTCAAGAACTTCTATGCCAGATCAAAGAAATACATCATCTGGGTTATCAGAAGAAGAACTGGAAGAATTAAAAAGAAATAGAATATCTAATCAAGAGACTAGAGTTGATGCTTATTTTATGCAAGAAATATCAGATAGACTTTTTGGACCAGATTCAGAAGGTTATATGCAAGCTATAAAAGAATTGAATCTAAAGTTCAGACCAAGAGAAGGAAGAACAGCTAATCAATTCTATGATCCATCTATATCAGGCGAAAGAAGACGCAAAGAAGATGAAATAAATAGAAATATATTAAAAGGCGAGTAATCGTCTTTTTTATTTTCACCAAAAAAAGGAATATGTAAAAATTAATATATATTCTAAAATTTTATAATTCCTAAATGGCGTATAATGATGCAGGAAATTCAGCAAATTTCACTAATATAAATTCAGCTATAGAGAATAAAGGCTTATTCAGTCGAATTCTACGAAACTTATCTAACTATGGAATGAACTATGATGATATGATCATCAGAAATCAAGTTGGTATAGGTATTAACGAAGATCCATACGCTGCTAGAGGAAACTCAATGTATGACTTTTTCTCTCAAAGAGCTGTTGCTTCTGTATTAAATAGAAAGTCAATTCCTTACTTAGATAAAGCTTATGCTGATAAAAGAAGAATCCTAAGAGAGTATTCTATTAAAGATGAGATTAGAGACTTCGTATCAACAATAACCGATGAGACAATCGTTTATAACGATGAGAAAGACTTCTGTTCACCAAGAGCTTTATCAAATGATTACTCACAAGAGATTAAGGATAAATATCAAGAACATTTCGAAAAGATTTATAACAAATTTGGATTCTCTGATAACATCACAGCATGGTCGATGATGCGAGACTTTATGATAGATGGTTATTTAGCAATTGAGATTATCTTTGATGATAAAAAGAAAAATATTATTGGATTTAACAGATTAAGACCAGAAACTTTAGTTCCAGCATATGAACCAAACATTGGTCACTTATGGATTCAGTTTCCAGAAGATCCTCAGTTAAGAAGAATCTTCTTAGACTCTCAAATAATTTATATCTCATATTCAACACAAAATGATTATTCAGAAACATCTTATGTTGAAGGTTTAATTAAACCTTATAACCAGTTGAAGATTCTTGAACAAACAAGAATTATGTTTAACATTATTAACGCAACTGTTTACCAAAAGTTTACTATTCCAATTAAAGGTTTATCAAGACAAAGAGCTGAAGAACAAATTGGTCAATTAATACATGATTATTCAGAAGAAGTAGAATGGGATGAGTCTTTAGGTACTTTACAAATTAACGGAGCTAAACACTTACCTTATAACAAACAAATTTGGTTTCCTGAAGGAGATGCCGGTACACCTAATATGGAATTAGTATCACCACAAGGACATGACTTAAATGACGAAACTATGTTATCTTGGTTTTATAAAGCACTTAAAAGAGCTTCAAAAATTCCAATGTCAAGATTTGAAGGTGAAAATGGTGGTGGTAATTTAATTACAGATGCTGCTGAGATGACAAGAGATGAGATTAAGTTTCACAACTTCATTAGTCGTTTAAGAGCTAACTTCAAAGAAATAATTGTTAAACCTATAAGATTACAGATGTTAATTGAGTTTCCTGAGTTAAAGGATGACGAAGTAATGTTAAATCAAATGGATATTCAGTTTTATACTAACCAAGTATTTGAAGAATGGAAAAAGATAAACAACTTAGCTAAGAAGTCCGAAATCGTTGGAACTTTACTTGGTGTAATGAATGGCGAGAAACCTTACTTCCACATAGAATGGATTATGGATAATATATTTAAGTTAACACCAGAAGAAAAAGCCGACAATCAGAAATATTGGGCTAAAGATCCATCTACACTTGGAGCTGCACCGGGAGCTGAAGGAGCTGAAGGAGCTCCTGCTGAAGGTGGAGAAGCTCCTGCTGAAGGTGGAGAAGCACCGGCTCAAGGAGGAGCACAAGCAGCACCAGAAGAACCACCTGCTGAAGGTGGTGGAGAAGCTCCAGCTGAAGGTGGTGGAGAATTTGAATTTTGATAAATTATTATAAACAAAAAACCTCAGAGAAATCTGAGGTTTTTTTATTTGAGTATTTTATTTAACTTATACTCTCTTTTATCTTCCAATTCTAATGGTTCGGTTATTAACTCACCATCCGATATTTTAATTTGCCATTTATTACCAGTCTTTTCATCCAATAAGACTAACTTACTAATAACTGTACAACCATCGACATCAACATTAATTGCAGTTGAGTTTGATGAACTACTTGAATTCACACTGAATAAATTACCTAAACCACTTGTTGCCATTTATATTAATTGAAATCTTTTATGACCATCTTCTGATGTTGAGTTCCAGATATCTAAAGGTCTAACATAAATAGAACCAAAGTTAATAGATTTATAAACTACTAACTTTTCACCATTTTCTGTATGAGTAGCTAAAGTGATTACTTCATAAGTACCACCTTTATAATGCTTATATCTCTGTCTCGGTAGCGGATAATCCATCTTGTATGTTTAATTTTTTTCCAGTAACTGGATCATAATTTAATATTAGTAACTCAACACCTTTAGTTTGTTCTTTCTTTACGTCAGAGTTATTACCACCTTGAGCAGAACTTCTAAATACTTCTTTCTCAGTCCAAATATATTGGTCTCTTGGTAACAATTCCTCTAATAAAGGAAAATAGTAATATGATAATGACCAACGAGATTTAGATTTCTTAATCAACTCTAATAATCTTCTATGAGAAGCTGGTCCAAATACACCATCGGTGTCAGAACCATACCAAAATAATCTCTTAGCATCATCTTCACCTTTAGCTTCGTTAAAACGAGCATATGGTGGGTCTAAATAGATGTAAGTATCTTCTGAGTCATATTTAGTAATAAGTTCTTCAAAATCAATATTATTGAACTCTTTGATAGATTTTAATTTCTCAGTGTACTTATTCTTTTTCAACTTATCAATAAGTACTTCTAATTTCAAACGGTCTTTATCTTTCTTATAACCATTAAATCCAGCACCGCGAGGATAAACTGAGTTATGAGCTGATGTGATTAAGAAAGCATAAATTGCAGCTTTTCCAAAATTACCAATCTCAAAGTCCATATTATCAAGAAATTCATTCTTTTGATATTTCTTATAAATTCCTTTATAGAAGTCCCACTTTTTTAGTGGATCCGTCTCATCAGTTTTTAATAAGGTTTCTTTTAATCTTTCTAAGTATTTAACAAATGTTTCAGGTTCTGAACAACACTTATATAAGTTCACCTGGTGACGATTTTTATCATTGTAAACAACTGTATCGAATTTAAGAGAATCGTCGTCCATATACGTTCCCATAGAGCCTGAGAAAGGTTCTAAATATGTTTTGATTCCAGTCTTAGGAATCTTTGAGTTTATAAACTCTTGGAATACTGATGAACTCTTGCCACCAAAATATGAAATACATGCCATTATTTTCTATATTTAATCTTTTCTTTAGTTATACTAATTACTTTTTCGAAAGTTTCTTTTTTTCTTTTAAGGCATATGGTTGAATCTTTGTATAGAAAATTATAAATATTCTCAACATCTAATAACCCACCCCAATCAACTACATGATATGTTCCTTTAGGACATCTTATTTTATTCCTACCTGATAGATTAGCAAATAATACTAATTTATCATAATAATCTTTTATAAAATCATAACTACCCGAACATATGTTAACCTGTCCTCTTTGTTGATTGTCTCTTTTATCCGTTCTCAATGTAATACAACCATCACCATCAAAAACACCTCTCATAAAATGATTTTGTAAATTATCAGGAATGTTTGGATATTTAACAACCATTGTTTTATTTGAATGGATTCCTAGCTTTTCAAGATCACTCTTAGTCTTATTAGACGATATACTAAAGATTGAAATGTTTCTATTCTTAGATGTAAATACAACTCCATCTGAATTAATATACTTTTTAAATTCATATAATATATATGTTTCCTTCTGTACTATCTTAATAGTATTTGTCTTATCAGAGATACAACCATCAGCAACAATAAATCCTAAAAAATAAGCTTTATCCTCAGTATCTATAGATTCAAAGTAATCTTCATCAAAATTATATTTAACAACTTTAGATTTTTGTTCAATATTATTTAACTTTAATAAGTTATAATATTGTCTTAGAGAAATATCAAATTTTTTTGATATTTCTTTTTCTGTTGTTCCTATTTTTCTTTGATTTATAATTTCTGATTTTTCAATATCAGAAAGGTCTTTTAATTTTCTCATATACTATATATAAAAATATATAGTTTCCCTCCGAAGTAATTTAATAAACTATCAAAAATAAATTAATTGTTTTTATTTTTAATTATATCTTCTAATGATGGTCTTGTCTTTTGTTTTAAATTTAATCGAATATCCATAAGAATTTTTCCTAAATTATTTTCACCATCTTTACATTTATTACAAGTACAGACACCCCAGAAATTGTCGTGCCACCAGTTCCCTTCAGTTAACTCCATATCACCAGTACTTAGTAACATTTCGGATAACTTTGGATCTTTGAATTTTTCAGTAACACCCCATTTCATAAATTCTAATTTCTTAGAGTCCCAATCTTTTCTAATTTTAAGTTTACTGCCTATTTTCTTAACGTCTCCAGGACTTTTGATTATAGCAATCAGTTCTCTGAAGTCAGCAGCGGTATAATAACTACCATTTAGAAATTGCATTTCAGTAACTTTCATTGCAACGTAGTAGTGTTCAACAGACGGATATGTTATGCCCTTGTGTTCTATCCTACAAGGATAGAAATTAGATAAAAATCCATATTTACCGTCAAACTTATTAACCATATGATTTATATGATTAAAAAGTCTTTAGTTTAATTTTTAATAAAATGTGATTATCCGAAATTTGAAGCCAACCAACCACTGAACTTTTTAATCCAACTAGGATTTTGGTCGTCTTTTGCCTTCTCTTTAGCTAAATAAGATTCGGTTTCTTTATTTTGTAGTATATAAGCTAGTTGCCATCCACCACCACCTTTAATAAGTAATCCTTTAGGATCCATACCATCAACTAAGGTCCAATTTGACTCAGATTTAATTCTTTGTTCGGCTTGTTCTTTTTTTATTTCTTCTGAATTTAATTTTTCAATTATATCAAAAGGAACTTCCGCTCTCATCATCCATTCATGTCCTTCAAATTTATCCTTTGACCTTTTAACAATTGAATCATCAGTTGTCCAAAATTCATAAGTATAAGTAATAAATTTATCACCTGATTTATATGAACATCTAAAATCTTGAGCATTAACTTCTTTATCTTTAAGTTTTTCACCAGAATCCACTGAAATATTAATCATATCCAAGAATAAATCTAAAACTAGTGACTTTTCTTTATTCTCTGTTGAAAACCAAAAAGTCTCTTCGTCTTTATCAGAATCACCAGTAGCGGCAGGTAGTTTATAATTTTCATTTATAGAAAATTTATCAAAGTTTTTAATATTTTTCATAACATATATATTAAATAAAAAAATAAAAAAATGAGTTTTAAAACTAAATATATAAAAGAAAATTAAATTAGAATTATGAAATATATTAAAACATTTGAAGGGTTTTCTATTAATGAAGATGCTTCTAACATCGGTGGAATCTTCTCACTTGTTAATGGAGAAATATCAAAATTATCAGAAGAGGAAAGACAAAAACTTATGGATGATGCTAAAGCAATTTCAAATAAATTAGGAGTTTCATTAGAACAACTAAAAAATCCTGAAGTTGCAGTAAAAGCTATGATAGAAGAAACTGAAAATATTGAGGTATCTATCGAAGAAGGATGGTTATCTGATAGCTGGGACTGGTTAAAAGGTAAAAGTGCTTCTTGGTACAGAACAGTATCGAGAGTTGTTGGTTTTGGTGGAGCATTCACAAGTCTTGCTACAGCAATAGCAGCAGCTGCTATTGGTAGTGCGGAAAGAAATTCTTTCTCTCTTTACCTAAGAGATTTAACAGGTGTTGGTGAACTTGACAGAAATACACAAGCGGCAGTATTTATGGCTGGATTAGCGGGTGTAGCAATTTCAATAATAGCTGGCATAGCATTAGGTAACAAAGCAGATGATCTTGAACAAGCTGCTAAATACGGAACAAAATTCTAATAATAATTTTTTATAAAAGATAATAAAAAAACCGTCTCATTGAGACGGTTTTTTTTATTTAGAGCTTTTGATTTCTTTCAAAGCTTTGATTACCATATCACATTCTTTACGAGTAGGTAACATATTTTTAGTATATTGACCTTTTACATAAGAAACATAGAAAATCAAATGTAAAACAAGGTAGAACAAAGAAACACCTGTTGAGAACCCATACATTGTTCCGATGAATACAAATCCAATCAAAAAAGGAATTGTAGAAACCACAAACAAAAAAGCTTCTGTAAATAATACTCTAACAATTGAGAAAAAAATAATACTGTTTCTCAAATCAGATAAAGAATAGTCTTTGTTTTGGTACTCTTGTTTAATTTCGTTAAATGTTTTCATAATGTAGTGGATTTTATATTTATTACTTACTCGTTTATAAATACAAATATAAGACATTTATTTTAATAAACAAAAAAATCTCACTAAAAAGTGAGATTTTTTTTCTTGTGGAGATGACGTTGTACTGCCCAACGTGTCTTTTTCAGTTGTTAATAATTATTCGTTTACAGGCTTAGTAAATTTTTATAAACTTACAAACTTTTTACTTTTTTTGAGAAACTCTAATAAGTAACAAAAAACCATTTCACCCTTTTAGTCTTGTGTGAAACAAGTTGGAGAATTTTTTGATAATGAACTGTTGTTAGACAGTCATTAGATCTTCTACCAAGATCATGTTGTTTTGTAGAGCAGCTACTAAATCTTCACTGGTTCCTACTTCATTTGTTTTGCCATTTACGACTTTACCATCTAATTTATTAATCGGAACAGTTGACAACCCGATACCTGCATAATCACCACCACTCTGCAAATCAATTCTATAAAACATCCCCGGTTATTATTATACTACAAATATATATATAATATTCTAAATATCAAAAAAGTTTAATTATGAAAAAGAAAAATTAAAAATCAGTAAGAAAAAGTCATATGAGAAAAACGAAGAAAAATACAAAGAATATTATGAGATGAATAAGGATATTTTAAGAAAAAATAGAAGAGATAATCATGTAACTAAGATGGAAACAGATATAGTATATAGATTGAAGTTTGGGTTTACCAGAAGG